GAACGTTTCCATTTGACAGTTGATGAATATAAACCTCCAATAAATTGTCCTCGTGGCATGAATCCTATGACATTTGATAATGTTGTGGGTCGTTATGAGCGACGACGAAAAGCAGTACCTGATCCAATGAAAACTGATGACCAACGAATACAAGATATGGTTGTCGATTTCGGTGATGAATTGAGACGCGATTTTCAGCAAAAAGGAGAAAACCCTGATTGTCCTAATAATCGAAAGATTATTAAAAGGAAGTTGCGACTCTTCAAAGCGAAGCTTTATACTCTAAACGCTCGTTTAGATATTAACACGCTATGGAAAGGCATTGATATCTTGGAAAGAGATATCACTGAAAAGCAGCCAGAAGAATATTCTTATGAAGATTGTCTTAAACCTTGGTACAAGAAATGCCAAGAATTTGTAGATGATCAAGGAAGGAAAAGATTCAGACCTCCTTATATGGTGCAAGGTCTAGAAATATCTCGATATCCTTTTAAACCAGAAGAGAATTCTTCTAGTCAAGCACGAGTAGACAGACATGATAATAAAGAATTATATTTTTTACCATTTTACTCACCATTCTTCCGTCGAGACACATCCTGCTGTGTTTTCAGGAAAAATAACTGGCCCCATCCAAACGAATTGGCTTGGTCAGAACCTGCCGGTGAAAATATCCGCTGGATGGGTACACCTAGAGGTAATCCTCCAATGGATCCCTCATGGAAGCGGATCCCTTGGAAAGCAGAAATCATTAGAAAGATGGGCTTCATTAGAATTGCTGGCAAATACATTTACAAGCCTGACCGAAGTCAAGTAGAATTGGATGAATCGAATTATGATGGTGTTGATAACATCGTGTGTGAAAATTCCTCTAATCTTGAGTCTGTCATCTCTGAATCATTGAAGATATATGATGCTATAATGCATTGTGCTTCTGAAGATGAGGAGGAGAAGATAGATCAAATCCAGGTTGAGCCACTAAAGCAGATTACTCCAGCTTCTAGTGAAGGACAGATTCCACAAGCTCAGTCAGATAAAGAAGAAATCAAAGAAGACACTCCAAATTCAGAAGAAAAAGAAGAAGAATCTGAATTAAGTGGCTATGAGAATCCGCAGGATTTTCATGAAGCCGTGCAGAGTGAATCAGGTAGTGTTTTAGGTAGCTCAGAGGGATCTGAATCTACCAATTCACCCACCAAGGAAACTGCACGGCGACGAAAACGAAAACACGTCCGTCGAAAGAAGGGTGTGCGTTACCAGATGTTGACTGAAACCCGTGATGCTATCCAAGAAGAGATAAGGATTATAGAGGATCATCTTAAGGACGTTAGTCAAGTTCTTGATGATACCAAGTCCTCTGTGACTGAACCCTCTTGTCGGATAGCTTCATCTGAAGAAGAACATAGCTATGAAGCCTTGAAACCTATACCTAAGCCGCGGAAGAAAAGAGATTCTGTTAGATTGCCTTCGGATTGTGACAATGCTCCTGGTGCCTCAACTTCGTGGTCCAAAGAACATAACACGTTACGTGCTATATTTCCCATAATTGATCATGAACAGTTGGAAGAAATATTGCAGAAATGTAACGGAAACGTCCAGCAGGCTGTTGAGGAATGCCTCACTTTGAATAAAGAACTCAAAGAAGTAGAGACTTTAAGAAGTGAACCAGAACTAGAGCAAAAGGAAAATCAAAATTCTAGAATTCGACAAATTTCCTCGCCTCCTACTTATGATGGTAATGATGCTGAGCTAGAACTTTCATTCGATTTGCAAGAAGAGGAACAAATGTGGAAGGTTTTGGCAAAAGCACAAAAGAAATTCAATAGAGATGAATGGACGATGAATTTGATTCTTTTGCCAGGTGGTCAAGTAATTCATCATTTTTTCAAAATAAATGGTGTCGCTTTTCGACCACCGCGATTTAGAGATTTTCATAATAACATTGATCTCTATCATTTTCTGCGACAGCACCGTACAAGGCGATATTATTCCCGAATGACAGATTGGTATTATTTCCCGGTTAAAATTGTGGACCTGATATTTCCAGGCAATATGCAGGCATGTGCTAATCAGTCACCTTCTCAAAATAAGGAGTGTATGTATGCATGTCAGGCCTATCATCAATCTTGCCAGTGGCATGAAGGGTATCTTGATGAGGCACTATCACATCATCGAGTTAATTTCCTTAATGCTATCGGATTTCACCGTCAATCTGCTAATTTCTGGATAAGTCTTGCTTACCAAGTGAACCATAGTCAATTTCAAGGTGATTTGCGACGGTTCTTTAGTAAGCCAGAGACGCCCAATTTGCCTTGTGCTGGAGTGTGGACAAGAGAAGAGATACCAAATTTTGAATTTGATACGGAGTCCATGGAAAATTTCATTTGTCAGTGTGGTTTTGAAGCTGAAAAAGAAGAGTATGATAAACATGTGTTATCATGCTTAGAAGGCATAGAACCAGATGAAAAAGATGAAGCAAATGGTATTAGAAGTGATACTCCCAGGAATTCTTCGACTTTCTCTGAGTGGAGAGATTTCCTGCTACAACAATATCGAGAACAGATTGATCATCTTCTCCAAAGCCTAGTTGCTTTATACAACTGGACTAGCCAACGAGTCTATAGGTATAGGCGATTTCTGATTAACGTCACATCAGCCATCCTGAATATGCTCTTTTTCCCTCGATCAGTCGTTCTTAACATACCAATAATCCTCAATGAAATTCTCTCAGAGATGCCCGTGGCTAATGAGCTCCAGGCGAATAATTTTTGTGAATCCCTCAGGCACGTGATTTCGAGGCTTCATGGAAGTGATTTACCTAGGGCTCAGGCTCAGACAACTCGAGAAGAAGATGACCGCGTGGCGAATGAGAGCTTTGGACGTTCATTTTGGGAGATTATCAAAAGTTTTCTGCCTACTACACAAGTAGATGCTGGATTGTTACGAGCACGACAACTACGCATTGAGAATTCGATTAAATCTTTAGCAAACTTAAGGCAGGTCCATGAATTCCTTTTATCGTGGCTAAGAGAGATATGGTTTCTAATACAAATCTATCTTTTTGGTGCCACTCGTGAGGAGTTAGAAGATGCCAATGGTCTTCTTTCAACCGATAGAGTGACTAATTGGGTGTCGAAAGTGGATCAGTTTGAGCTAGAAATTCTCGCAAATGGTAGAGCTTTTTCCAAATCTTCCTCCATGATGTATGATTCCAAGTTACAACAAGAATATCAAGAACTTAGAGCTGAAGGTCTAGAAATAGAGAAACGACTTGTGAATATTAAAACTCCTGGTGTGCAAAAATTGCATCAGATGGTAACACCAAGACTAAAGAAGATAGGAGATTGGTTGAATTCATTAAAAGGAAATCTTACTCGAGTGCCGAATATGTCTCCTCCCTTCGTCATATATTTAGTGGGTCCACCAAAAGTAGGCAAGACGCTCTGCATTGATACGTTGATGAAGGTTCTTCTGAGTGCGAAGTATCCAGATCAAGCAGAGTATGATGAACAGTATGATCGTTTTCAAAGAAGCCGAACAACAGCTTATTTTGATGGTTACAATGGACAAAAAGTTTACGTGATGGATGATGCATTCCAGATCAAGGATGCCGAAATATTGAAGCAAGAACTTGGGGATGTCATAGATCTATGTTCAGTCTCTAAAGCACATCTAAATGTCGCTCAACTCGAAAATAAAGCTGGACTCTATTTTACTTCGGAATTCATAGTATTAACTTCGAATGTTTTTCCAGCTGAACATGAACTAGAGACTATGCTAGCTGAAGTTGAAGCTTTCAATCGTAGAATCGATGTCCTAATTCGAGTGGACAAAAGGTGTGAACCAAGACCAGGGATAGGTTTTGATCCAGATGCTCTTGTTTTTTCGGTCCTTAAATGGAGAATGTCAACAGAAACAACTATGGGTCACTTCGAGCGAACACGCGGTGGGATGAATTTCTCTCAATTAGTTGAAATATTAATTGACGAACTGGCGGCTAAAGATGAGCGGGATGAAAAGTTATCAAAACCTGCCCAATTGCCAGAATATTTTATAGAATCTGCTCAAATTCGTTATCGTAATAGACGGCGGCAACAAAATATCAATAGGACGGTAGGCAGAGGACAACTTCCTGTGGCACAAGCTGGTACTGACGCGCGAATAGAACCTCGTTGTCATTTTTGCAATGTAGACTTTTCTACATTGCCATTGGACGAAGCGTATATAGCACTCTTCCAGCACTGTCTTGCTCTAACTCGTCCAAGTCTTGACTTTGCCACGCGAGCCAACCACCGGAATATAGCAGAAAGAATACGATCGGAGCAGCAGCCAATTGATTTCCAAATTCAACCGTCGATTTTAGACGCTGAAACGGTGAAACAAGTCAAGTGGCTTCAAGAAAATGAAACACCTGATCTGGAAGGTTCGATATGGAATTATACCGACATCTTCAATTCTGGAAATGCTAATTTGATAAGAATCTATGCATTGGAAGCACGACTGCGTGCTAGTTATCGAACATGGGGTGAAACATTTTTGTCTCCTCTAACTTGGGTACAACGTCAATATAGATGGTTGCGAGGTGAAACGCTCCAATCGGTAACAGTAGTACGAAATTCAGCTTGTAGTGCTTCTAGCGCCGTTATTCAAGCAGCCAATGAGATATCAACACTGATGAAAACGGTAAAAGGAATGTTGTGGATATCAACTATTATCTATATTACCACTCTTATCATACAAATGGCATATCGCTGTATCAAATTTGGTGTAGGGTGTGTCTTTTCTGGAGTGAAGGGTATCTACAACTGGTTCCATCCAGAAGAACCAGAGTCAGAAGGAATGGGGGGATCTTCCTCAGCACGAACGAATGCAAAAAAGAAGAAAATGGCTAGGATAGAAGGCGAATGTACTTTCTGTGAAGGATCCCATTCTAGTGAACAGCACATTTGTAATGTTTGCAAGGAAAAGGGTCACTCATGGAAAAGACATTACTGCTCTTTATGTGATAGAAATGGACATCTTGAAGAGAATTGCCCAAATGTAGAAGGATTTGGTGGTTCAGGATCTACAAGAACCAACACACGAAAGAAGAAAATCATCCGAGCAGAAGTTGAAAGTAAGACAAGTCGAGAAGACTTGGTGAAAGAATTAGCTCAGAAATTACCTCCAATAGAAGCTTCTCGAGATGCAACGGCATCCACACTGGTGCATACAATCCGAAGAAATTTGATTGTTTTGCGAAATCTGAATACTATGTCGCGCGTTCGAGGCTTCTTCTTGTGTGAAACGATGGTGATTACACCGAGGCACATCCTTTTGGGTTCTAAGGATTATAAGGAAGTAGACCTCCGTCTCTCAACTCATAATGTAGCAACATACGATTTCAAATTGTCGCAGGTCCCGCATTATGTAGATGAGGAGAAAGATGTGCTCATTTTCTCTCTGCCAACCTCTTTTCAAGCCAAGCCCGACGTGACACACTATTTCATCAAGCAGGAAGATGCTGATGATAGTTTTACAAGTGGATACATCATAACAGCGATTGACAATGATTTCACCCAACTTGTTACTGATTTAGACAAGAGCAGTTATTGGCAACCTCAACCGTTAGATCGAGTTGACTATAAAGGTAGTGATGACGAGATCTTGACAGTTAGAGGTGGCTTGACTTACAACTGTGATTCTCAACAAGGAGATTGTGGATCATTGATAATCCGGTATGATCCAAGTGTCAATAGGAAGATTTTAGGTTTTCACATTGCGGGGAAAACAGGAATTGGCTACGCCTCCCTCATAACTCAAGAGTATTTGAGGAGTCTGAAATTGAAGCTGCCTCTTCCAGTGGTGCATTCTGAAGTGTACTACCAAGAAGAATTTTATCCCTGTGTGGAAGATCTTGATGAGTACTTTGATGCTGAGGGCGTACAGATGGAAATTTTGGGTCGACTCCCAGAAAATTGCGTGCCTCACGCTCCTGGAACATCGGAACTGGTTGAGTCCCCTATTTACGGTAAATTGATTCCAACAATCTCAAAACCAGCTTTATTGAAACAAATTGAGGTGGATGGAAAAGTCATCGACCCATTTCAATATGGTCTGAGACGATTACAACATCCACAAATCATTTTTCCTCAAAAAGTGGTGGACTTAGCAGTGCAAGGAATGATTTCATCTTATGCGAAATGGAATTTCAGAAAATCACTTTATGGAACACAAGGACTATTAACTAATGAGGAGATGATAAAAGGAATAGAAGGTCATCCTTGGATACGACCACTTAATATGCATACCTCACCAGGCTATCCCTTCCAATTGTTAGGTGGCAAATCAAATTTCATAAAGGATGGTGAAATGACAGATTTTTTGGAACAATTAGTTCACCAACGTGAAGCCATGGCTTTAAAAGGTCAGACTAAAGTGGCTATTATAGTAGATACATTGAAAGATGAGCGACTGCCCCTCAAGAAAGTTGAAGAGGGAAAAACAAGAATTTTCTCCAATTGTCCACTCGATGTGAATTTATTGTTCAGAAAATATTTCCTCAAATTTCTTTGCTATTGTATGGATAACCACGTGATTGGCGAAGTATCCGTGGGTTTGAACGTACATTCTGAAGAGTGGGAAATTCTTTTTCGAAGACTTCAGAAACGAGGCCAGCACTGGATAGGAGGCGATTATACAGCATGGGACAAGCGAACTCCATTGCAGATTGCTCTTGGTCTTCTAGATCTAGTGGAATCTTTCTACAAAAGATTTGATGACTATGATAAATCTCACGCAGTGTTGAGACGCGTTTTGATCCAGCAAACGTTCACTGGAATTCATCTCCTTCCAAAAGGGCGGAAAAATCTGTTGTATAGGGTTCACCAAACGATGCCTTCTGGTATCCCCTTGACGGCAGTATATAATTCTCTTCTGAACTTGTGCCTTTTCCGTGTGATCTATATTTTGCTAGCCCAAAAGCAAGGTCTAAGTCTGAGTGGTGCTGTGAATGATTTTGAGAATCATGTCGCAGTGGTTGCTTATGGTGATGATCATATAGCTAGGGTTTCATCTTTACGTTTTCCTTGGTTTAATATGATCTCTATCCAGCAAGAGATGGCTAAGTATGGTATAGGTTACACAGCTCCGGATAAATCAGAAATTATGCCACGTGAAATTGAAGAAGACAAACTCACCTATTTGAAACGATCATTCCGTGTGGATTCGGGTAGAGTGAATGCTCCCCTTGAGTTAGAACATGTGATTGATATTCTGAATTGGGTGAGAGCTAAGAATGACAAAGAAAGGATAGAAGCTTTTCAAAGTGCAGTAAGAAGTGTTTTTATAGAGTTGACTCACTTTGACCGTACCACTTTTAACACATGGTTCAAAAGGATTTTGCGAGCTAGTGTAGAAGTTGGGATAGTCATTGACATAGTCACCTATGAAGATGCACTTGCTGCCCGACTCAATCTCCAAGATGATTCATCTTGGGTTCAATTTTAACTTGATATGATGGAAAGTACAAATAAGAAACAAAGTGAAGAACCGCGAGAAATCGCAACAGTGGATGATTCCATGAGACGTGAAAACGACGTGGAAGAGTCCAAAGAGTTGACAATTTTTGCTGATCAATCGCATGAGATTCAGG